TCCATCCTCCTGAGTTAATGTATAAACACCGGTTTTCACCGAAATGTAATTGTACGCTCTGAGGCTATAAAACCTAGGGGGGGGAGGTAGTGGGAGAAACACCCAGACTACAGGCAATAAAATATTGATCTCCAGAAGAGATCATTTTCCTTACTCCATCCTCGGGGGGCCCGGCCGCCGAAGATGATGGACATCCACTTCCTTTGTTCTTTAGAAAATAGACCGTGGGATGGACATGGGTAACAACTTTGATAGTAATCGAAGAATTTACAGAACACCTTGTCAAACATCCCTCCGCCTAGCCAAAGACCAACCAGTCGCGACATCGATACTTCGACGGACTGTGGAGGCTGTTCAGGATAGATAGCGAATCTAAACCACTCTTCAGTTTCCCGGTATCCATGGCCATCCTTGTAGCGAAGGCCAAGAGATTTAAACTGAGTCGGGTCTTTCGTCCGCTCACACTTTTCGACTTTTATAAGCATATTCAAAGCGTCGCAGTCGCTTTGGGCACGATTCAAGTCTAATGAGAGTGCGCTCATAAATTGGGAATCGTCGCCGAGCACTCGTAAATATTCGGGCTCAATTTGCTGGCAATTACACACATATTGAATGATTATGTAGTTAACAACACTATCAATCAACTGGGTAAAATACGTGCCTGAGGGCACACCGTGGTGCTTGCGGAACAAGCGACCGTCTGGCATTAGGATTGGAGTGTTAATGAAATACCATTTCACTGCATCCCACAAGTTCTTGTTCTTCTGCTTCCACTTCTTACTCGAGGGAACGTTACCGTAGTTATCCCAATCAAGACAGTGGTGCAGAATATCAAACGCAACATGGATTAACCACGGCGGAACTTTTGTATCAAAGGCTGAGAAGTCTAGACCATACAACTCCTTGCCTTCCTGATAGTGGGACATCCATTCTGAGAACAAACGATGTGATCCATTGCCGAGCAGAAGAGGTCCATCAGGTTTATTCGCAATTAGGTCATAAATAAGGGGTGCGAATTTACCTTCGATCGCCAACATTTCTGCAGGGTAAACCCAAATTAGCCTGGTTTTCGGGTCATCACTAGGCGACATGTGACCACGAGCTCCAGCTAAGCAAGGAGGAAATTGAACTTGCTTCGGGTTAAAACTCTTCAATCCACCGTGTTTGATTCGGTGCTGTAACCATCT